AGGCCGCGATGCGCCGTAATGTTTCCCATCGTCGAAAGGGCATCCGGGAACAGGGCCGGGCCGTTGGTTATACCAGATACGTTCAGCGTCATTACCGCATTGTTGCTTAGGGTATTAAAGGTCATGTCAGTGCCGATGTAGCCCTGATTTGTGCACACGATGGTCGCCGCAAGATTTTCAACACGCCAATAACCAGAAGGGTCCTCGTAGATGAAAAGGTTTTCGAGGTTATTGACATAACCCATCGTTGTCGGAGCATTGGCGGTATAGGTTTTGATGTTATGAACCAGATTCCATGTGTGCGAGTCAATCCCAACGTCGGCGCTTGAGAATTTCGCGGTTGCCCCGAGTGTCGCGTAGAGCTTGCCGTTCACAAACCAGAAAGGAATGTCCCCGCCCGAATCGGTCAAAATATGATTATACAAATCAATCTGATCGTAGCTGTTCCCGGTCCAATCCTTGATAACATCGGCTTGAAAAATATCGCCGCTTACAGCTACCAGCCCAGTGTCAGCGTCCGCGACCATGTAGGCGCTTCCGCTGGAGCCGAGAACAGCGATTCGCCCGTTGCTGTCGGTGCTGACCTGAATTCCGCCATCGTCAACTTTTGTTCTGGCATACGTTCCCTGCACGTCAATCATTTCTGTTGGACTAGCGGTGTTCACCCCGATGTAACCGTTATTCACGTACATGGATGGTGGGAAATTCAAAGCCGTTACGGCGGGTGTATCATTCTCATCTCCTGAGATGAACGTGTACGATCCACTACTGATAACGTAGGTAGGATTTATCTCGTCTGTGTTCCGGTAAAACCCTTCCCATCCACCTGCCGGGTGCGCTATCCTGATTTCCCAATAGGTTGTTTTGAACGTGGCACTGCCAAAGTCATTACCAATCCGGTTGGTATAACACTGGTTCTCAATGTGCCAGTACCAGTTCCCATTCAGTTCTTCTTTATTAACTCCCGCAGGACAGCCCGTGACCGTAATGTACGAGTTCTCCCGAGCGTAAACGCTGCCGCGCGCCGTGAGGTTTGAGGTAAGAACCGTCGAGTTTGTCAGCCCCACGCGCCCCACCGTCGCATTACCGGCTAACAGGTTCGAGACGACGTTTATATTCAGGGCTACGATGTTGCTGCCGACATTGAGCTTTGTTCCGTTGATCGTGCTGCCACTGTCGGCGAGGACGTTGGTATCCCCGGTCGCCCCGAACCTGATGTCACCGCCGACACGGAGTTTTTCGCCGAATCGAGTGAATAGCTCCATGTAGTTTGGCGAGCCAGCCGGATTTGAAATGTCCCAGTTTCCAACCGTCCAAAAAAACCGGTTGTCATTCGTTGCCAGAAGGTTGCCGACATCCCTCCAAAAGTAAGTTGAACCGGCGTTGGTTGTAACACGCAGGAGATAGCCGTTCGCCAACGGCGTCGCAGGCCACGAAAGGTCAACGGTGTAGGGGTCCTCGCCGCCCGGAGCAACCGTAACCGTCGGTTGGGTTGCGGCATAGTGGCGGGAGCCATCTTGCATGAGCCGATAGGGGCACAGATCGTACACGCCGGTTTTGTTCGTGTAAGCACCACCGGCACGCAAAATGTTCGTCACGCCAACGAGCGGGCCAGCAGCGGTAAAACTCGTGTCATAGTTGGTTGTGAATCGCCCGATCACAACGGCGGTTTCACCGAGGACGTTTGTGCCATACCACGTTGCCCCGGCTAAGTTGTTTGTGTAAATTCGCGACGTGTTGCCATCGCGGTAAATGACGGTCGGAACTCCATTTGAAACGCACCAGAGGACGTCGCCGTAGGTCAAAGTGGCTACGTTACTGCAAGCCGCACGCCATGAGTTGCTGTTCATGTACGTGAAGCCGTGCAGAAACAGGTTTTCCCATCGTTGCTGTGTTTTATTTCTACCGAGATTCTGGACTCCATCGCTCCATGCAACCGTGTCAGCGCCCATCTTTATTTCGGCGTTTACACCGAGTTGAATGTAACTTGAACCGTTGTAGGTTATCAAACCGCCATACGCGCCAGCCGCAACAAAGTTCAATATGGCGTAATACGACGACGGTTGATTGTAAGGAGGGTGAATGTTCAGCGAATTTGAAAGCACGACGGACGATTTATTGTTCTGCGTGATTACATTGTTAGGCATTCCGGAAAATGTGCCGAACAGGTTAAGGTTATGCGCGAAAATGTTGCTTTGCCCGGTGAACTGCACACCGTTGATGGTGCTGCCCGCGTCACTCAGGATGTTGCTGGAGCTGACGCCGTTGCCACCGAAGGTGAAATTGTTGGACGCGAACATATTGTCAGCGTGCAACACCGTCTTGTTGCCATCCCAGTGCATACTCGCCCGGGATTTGTCCTTGCCCAAAGCGTGAAGGTGCAAGCCGTCATTGGCAACCAGCAAAACATTCGTGCCCGTCACAATTTGCAGCGGACCTCGCGGACCATTCGTGCCAATGCCGATGCGCCCGATGCCAAACAAATTTGTGTCCCCAGTCAGTTCCTCTGACACATAAGGGTCGTCAACGCAGTTCCCTGTGGTGCAGACATACGTGCCATACGGAAACAGGGAATTCAGCACCCACCCGCGCGCATTCACGGTGTTGGTCATAACCCAACGCCCGCCGTCCATGTAGATGTAGTTCGTTCCAGAGTACCAGTTTTCGTAACGTCCGTTTAGGGTGTTGTAGAAATATGGCCCCCATTGATCTGTGTCCGCACTGCTCAACCAGAGATACGGCACGTTTGTCTTGCCTGTGACGTTCACGCGGTACTCGTTGATGTTAGTTGCCGTGAGAGGCCCAAACACCCGGAGCGGGAAACGAATATCAGCACGAACCAGATCAACGATTTTCACGCAGTTGGTCCGGTCAGGATTTTTGCGCCAGTGCGTGAAATCAGCGGTGTTCGTCACAATCCAGTTGTTCGTGAAATAGTGTTCAACGTAGGGACCGCTCACAAGATGGTTTGGGCCGAGGCACGGATTCATCATTACCCACGGATGCCCGGTCGTTGCCACCAGATCGCGGCAACCTTCAAACTGATCGTTGTACGAAATGCGCGGATATTTGACAGGCCCATCCCCGGCGAAGTAACAGAGATCGCAGGAGATGAATGTATTGTTGATGATCGAATAAGCCTCATTCCCGTTCAGGCCGTACATCGTCACAGCGGCGCCCATGTACTGCCGGGAGGTCACGGGCCAATCGTTCACCGGCTGGTACTGGTTATTTCCAGCCGCGCCGAAGAAGTTGTCCCGGATGATCGCATGATCTGATTTGAGGGCGATGCCCATGACGCTTTGGAGCCAGCACCGTTCCACGGTTGTCCAGCCGTTCCAATTAGCGTCAATGTTAATCCCGATCAGATTGACCTTCTTATAGTAAGAAGGGTTTTGGACCAGCGTGAAAAGCGTTGAAAAGAGGTTATTCGTCATCATCCAGTAGCTACAAACATTGACGTTGCGAATTGCAACCTCGTCAATGCCGCCGAGATTGGTGATGCCAGTATATGTCTGTTCGTTGTCGTACGTGCCGCTGGCGTTGATGTAAATGATGTTCGTCAGGGCGTTCGTGTTCGACGCGACGAACATATCCTCAATGTAGAAGATGGACGTATTTTTTGAGTAGGGGACGCCGATCTTGATTACGTCACGAGGCAAGCCTTCGCCAACGTACGCGATGCCGCCCGCCGTCACGCCCGGGCCGCGAATCTTGAGACAAAAGACGTTCGTATTGTTGGGCGTGCGAATTGTGTCGTAAGTGAAGAATGTCCCCGGCCCGAGCTGCACAATCCCGCCGCCGGTATTGGTCAGCGTCGGGTTGGGGTAATAGTAACCGTACGTGCCGGGGCCGAGCGGGAGCGAATTGATGGCCTCCTGAATCCCGCACGTCAGCGTGCCCGGTGTATCCGGCCCAAACTGCATCCCATCGTTGAAGATGGTGCTCAGGCCGTTGGCGATGCCTCTGGACGACACGTGGCGTATCGGCGTGCTGTTGGAAACCACGGTGGTCGCGGCGTTCGTGATCGTCGTCAAACCGCCCGGCGCAACGGTCGGGTTTTGGTTCGTTGTGTAGTAGTTCTTGAGAAACGGTTGGCCGTACGCAGACGCGGCCAGCCCCAGTAGCGGGATGATCTTCCAGAGTTTCATTGTGTTATTGCCACGCACTACCGACCCACTGCCAGATAGCGCCAGTGCCGGTGTCGTATGCAAGCGCAGCGGTCGCCGTCGGTACGTCCGTCGGAGTACCTCCGCCGTAATTCCCGCTAAAGACCTGTGGTGGAGTTCCGCCCCCGATGCTGAGGATGGTCCAGAGTCCGGAGACTTTGGAATACAGGTCGCCGGTTGAGATGTTGACCCAAAGGTCGCCGTTCTCTCCATCCGAGTTATCTGGCAGGCCGATGCCTGACAGAAGTTCGGAATAGTGCAGGGCCGGAGGCGGGTCCGGCAAGGTAGGATACCAGTTGATTGAGCCGCTCATAAATCGTCAGGTCCAGAAAAGCCACACATCGCCTGCCTTCGAGTAGATGTCCCCGTTGTCGAGGTCCACGGCAATGTCGCCGTTCTCGCCGACTTCGTTGTCGGGGATGCCATGAACCTTGCGCACCACGCCAAACGCTTGCGTCGGGTCAACGGCTGGCGGGTCGGGCAACGTGGGTTGCCAGTTCAATGTCGCGCTCATGTTGAAGGCGGTTCGTTCGTCACGGCCACGGTACCACTGCGCGCGTCCACGAGCACGTTGGTTTGCGTAAAAACGTCCGGGGGCCGGTTGCGCGGTTTTTCCGGCTTCTGCACTTTCATCAAGCCGACTTCGCGGGCCATATCCTGCATCTTTTCGAGCACGACGGACATTCCCACCACGGCGTTATTGTAATGCTTGAAGAGCTCCATCCGGGACGGGTCGCGTTCATCCTTTTCGCCTGATTTTGCGGGCCAGTCGCGAAGTTCCTGTTGACAGAAGCGCACGGCGTCTTGCGCGGCGGCGACATTCTGATACCACCACGCGAGGATGAGCGGCTGAAACTGAATTTTCCGCATCAGCCACGTGCCGAAGATCATTTGCGCGTTCAACGGCTTGACATTGACGGTCTCGCCGAAGTTGGCGTCCATCAGCGCTTTCATCGCCGCTTCATCCGTAACCGCCTCCAGCTCTTTGCGGGTATCTTCGGCAAGTTCAACGCCCGCGTAAGCCATGAGTTTCGCGACCGCCTCGCCTTCGGTCGCGCCGCTGAATCCCGTTGGTATCCGGTTGGAACCAACTGCTTCCTGCGTTTCTGGTTCAGCCATAGTTTTTTCCACTTCACCACCGGCCAGCCGCAACGCAAGTCCGTATTATCGTTAATCCAACAGGTCGCGTCTGGCAATGACGCTTTTTTTTCCATGTTGCACGCGCACCCTAAATCCTCGTGTCCAGCCATTAACGGCGAGCCGCACGTCCGGAGTGGCCCGTAGAAGATCGAGCACCGGAAACAATGGCGCAGCCGACGGAAGTAAAGCCGCCGGTGCACGCGACGATGCGGCAGAAACGCGCGCACCACGCCGCGCACCGTCTTGAAAACCTCGCTCGCCGTCAGTTTCCCGGCCCGGTAGAGCGCCGCGATCAGGAGCGCCGCCAGCAGCCGGCGGTTGCGCTCCAAACGTCGCCGGGTCCGGGTCATAGCGGTATCGAGATGAGTTTCGGCACGGGATTTTTGAGCGTCCGGAGCGCCATGATGCCCTCTTGAAGCTCGTCATAACATTCGCGCGAGACGAGGTAGGACGCGGCGTCGAAGGGATGTTTGTGCTCCGAGTTCTTCGCGATGCTGTACTGCGTGCTGCCCCGTTGTATCGCCTGATTCATCTCCACCAGCTTTGGGCACTCTGTTTTGCAGAAGATCAGCCGTTGCTGGTAGAGCAGCTTGCGCCAGAGCCGAATGCGTTGCGCCACGCTGCCGGGCCTGCGGTCCACGGCGTCGAGGCGAATGCGGCCTTCGCTCGCCGCAAACACTTCTTCGTACTGGTACCGGTTGGAAATCGGTTCGAGCATGTCAAACGCGCTGCGATCAGACCAGTGATGCCACATGATCTTGCGCCCGAGAAACCCTTCCCACTTGTCAATTTTCTCCAGCATCGCCTCTGTGAAATCCGCCACGGTGACTTCCCCCTTGAGGAAGCAGAGTTCATCGAAGAACTTGAACACGGCCATTTCCTTTTGAAACTGGGGCACGTAGCGGAACACCTTTTCCGCAAACACCGCCGCCGGGTTGGCCCAGCCGAAATCCCATCCGGTGGACAGTTCAATGCAATCTTCTTCCGGAACGATGATCTCCGGGTCCGGGCCGTCGCCGCCGATCACGTGAATCGAATGCTTGAACACGTCCGCGAAGAGCGAATTGCCAGCCGCTTTGGTCCACTTGCCTTCGGCCATGCGCGCGTAAAGGTCCGGGTCGTACCGGAACGAATCGCGAATCTCCTGCTTGCGCCGGTCGCTTAGGTAGGTGTTGTCGTCGAGCGTGAATTCGATCAGGTGCAGCGTTTTCCGGAACGCTTCGGGCTCGTTTTCTTTCAGGTAAAACAGCTTGTAAATCCAACTGTCCTCGCCTTCATCCGCCGGATTGGTGTCGCAGATCATCAGGTGTTCATCTTCCGGAACCCCCATCATGCGCAGGCCGTGAATTAGGGTGTCGAAGGTCTTGCGATACTTGTAGTTCGACAATTCCGACCAGTAGATGCCCGAGAAATAGCGGTTTTTGAAATCATCCTCTACCCGGCGCTCGTCCTTGAGCGAATTGACTTCAAACCGGCTCGTGCCGCCGAACTTGTTCTTTATCAGGCAATAGAATTTCTTCGTGACGCCATGCTGGCGCGGCGTGCCGCGTGTCGCCCATTCGAGGCCGAAATCGCCCTCAATCCACTGCGGGATGATCTTGTCCGTGAGGATGGTCCAGACGCCCGAATCCGTTCCCGCCGTGATGGTTGGCACGAGGATATTGACGCAAGCCCCCTTTGTATTCCACGCGTGGTCCACGAACGCGTTCAGCGCCCCGATGGTTTTTGAGCTGTACCGAGGCCCGTTCAGCAGGATGATTTTGCGGAGACCGTCGCGCTTCCGGCAGTGGCGCAGAAGCTCCAACTGCCGTTGATTGAGGTCAAGTTGGAACGTGCCGTCGAGAATTGCCATACCAGCGATTGTGGAAGATTGAACTTTACATACAAGAACTTGCACACCAATTTTGCATGAACGGTAGTTTTTGAAAGAAAAAAGACGTTATGGACTCAATTACAGTCAACGTGCCAACCGACGACATGAAAGTTGCGATTGACTCATGGGAGGACGGAGCCGAGTACGAGTTGCGTGTGAGACAGACTGCCCCCGGCGTGTTTGAAATGATTAGCGGGGAAGCAGCCGAGCCGGAGGCGCCCGAGATGGCCGAGGAAGCAGCCGAGGCGCCCACGCCACCGAAAGCTCCGATGGGCCGCAAAATGGGCGGCGAGAATCCCGCAATCGCACTTGTGATCGCCGCCGGCAAAAAGCAGCCACGCGCGGCAGCGTAACCCGTGCTTAGCCCCACACAGTTTGAGAAGTATGGGCTCGACGAGGCTTCTCTTAAGAAGCTGTTTACCGCCGAAGAGAAGTCCGAAAAGCTCAAGAAGTTCATCTGCCTGACTCGCGACCGCATCAAGGATGGCCGCGACCGTTCGTTGAAGGATTATCGCCACTGGGCGGCAGTGGACCTCGCCTACGACGCGCCGTTCTATCAGGAGACGCCCACGCTCATCCGGCACGTGCTCAACACGTGCAACACGGCAAAGGACGTGATGAAGGCCGTCCAACAGTGGGGCCTGCGCATTGAGGATTTGTTTTGCAAATGCCAGAACAACGAAGGTGCGGATACATGGGAGCTCAACGCGCCGGTGTTCTTCGAGACGCTGGTGCCGATCGTACGCGCGTACGTCAGCGTTCGCGTCGCGAAGATTTTCAACGACCGCAATCTTCTGCCCCTGTTCAAGTATGAGCCGCTGAAGTACACGGCGGCGAACCGGGTCCGGTGCGAGATCATCACCGACATCGTGCAGGCCATGACCGCGCAGTTCAACTATGCCGCCACGATGCGCCAGTTGATATTTCAAACCTTGCTCTATTCGGTCTGCCTGAAATTCCCGTTGGAACCGTGGTACACGGAAAAAGGCATCACCGCCGACGGCTCTGTCATTACCGAGAAGGAAGGGTTGCGCTACATCACGCCGCATATCACCCGCCTGATCTATGACAGTCAGTATCCGCTTTCCACGTTCAACACCGATTCAGGCTGTTCGTTCGCCGGTTACTGGACCATCAATCGTTGGGGTGACATTGATCGCAACGACAACTATTGGAATAAGGACAAGGTATCCTACGGCTTCGATTGGTTGGGCAAAACCCAGCCGTGGGTGAACTACTTTGAGCAGGCTTACCCGTGCACGCTGGAGCTTCCCTCGACGGCGCCCGCCAACTCCAAAATGACCGACCGGGAGGAAATCGCGAACCGTTATTCGACGACCGATTACGACAAGGCCGTTTTCGTTACGCCGATTTTCCAGAAGATCATTCCGAAGGAGTGGGGAATCGGCGATTACGAATACAACGTCTGGCTGAGAACGATCATCGCCGCCGACGACACCGTGATTCACGCCGAGTGTTTCCCATACAACCCGGTTGTCTATTCCGGTTACGACGCCGATCTCGGGCGCGGCCTTAACGCCTCGCTCGCCCTTGAGCTCGTGCCGTATCAGGACCATTTCGCGAACCTCGTCACGCAGATGCTCCTGACCATCAAACGCAACCTCGCGAACATCACGTTCTACGACACGAACGTCGTGAATGACGAGCAGGTTGACGCGCTCCGCGTTCACACGAACTGGCAGTATCAGCGCATCAATCTCATCGGGTACGATTCGTTCAAGGGCCGTCTCGCCAATGCCGACCCGCGCGCCGCGTTCCACGAGGTCAAATTCCAATATGCGGACATCTCGCAGATGATGACAGCATTTACGATGATGATGAGCATCGTTGAACGCTTGCTCGGATTTTCCGCGCAGGAATTGGGCGGGCAGGCGACGCACCAGCAATCGAAAGCCGAAGTGGTTTTGATTGCCGGGAGCACTTCAACCCGCGTCACCTACACCGGCTCATTCATTGACGAGGCGGTTGACGCGTGGAAAAAGCAACTGTACGACGCGTGCATTGCCTATCTGGACTCCGATGTTGTCAGTCAGGTTTCCGTGGACATTCCCGAACTCGACGCCCGGCTCAAGGAACTGGGTTTCCGGCCAGAGCCGACCGCGCAGGAATCCCGGAAAGTTGTTGTGAAGGGCAAGAAGGAAAATCTCAAGCTCGAAGGCTTTGCCTCCACCCGCGAAGGCCCCGAACGCGGCAACGACCGCGAAACGGCCCAGTCCATCCTAATGACGCTGCAAGCGATCAGCAACAATCCGCGCCTGTCCACAATCATTGACCCCAACTCAATCCTCGAATATCTGGAGCTCGCGGCAAAAATGATGGGCGCCGACCGGGACTTCAAACTCCGCATCAATCCCGACGCGATGAAGTCGCAGCAGTTGGCGGACGCGATTCAGCAGATCGCGCAGATGATTGAGCAGCAGTTGGGCGAAAAGTTTGGCAAACCGGTCGCGCAGGCGTTGCAGAAGCAGGACCAGCACAACCAGATGCAGGACCAGAAAATCGGCCAGCAGGACCAGCAGCTTGCGCAGCAAGATCAGCAGATGCAGGAAATGACAAAGGCCCTGTTGAATTTGCAGAAGCTTATCGAGGCGGCACTGCAAGCCCCGCCCGCTCCAGCCCCCGGCGCCATGGACATGACCGGCCCGCCGCCCGGCCCGCCGCCCGGCGCAATGCCGCCTCCAGAAATGCTGCCACCGCAACCACCACCGATGCCACCTAATGCAATCGAAACTCTCCCCCCTGCCCCCGCTCCGGCAGAAGCCGCTCCGGGAATTGCTTGATAGCGACGCGTTCCTGACATTAATCGAGGTCCTTGAGTCAAGCGCCTACGATCAGGAGGTCGAGTGCGTCAACAGCCGTATCACCGCGCTGGACAATCCAAACTATGAGATCAAGGCGAAGGAAGCCGCGCAGCGGGCGAGCGAGTTCCATCGCACGGTCAAACTACTCCGGTCGCTCCGGGAGGACCGGAAGCCGAACATGATTTTCAGTTCAACGCCAACCCCAACCGCAACCGCTCCACAACCGAAAGGATAACCCATGCCAGCCACCGAAGCCCCGCCCGCCCCGCCGCCCCCTGCTCCACCCGCAGCACCCCCGGCACCGCCCGCGCCAGCCCCCGCAGCCCCGGCGGCACCTGCCGGTGCGGAAAAGAAAGAGCCCGGAGAAGTCGGCGTCAGCGTATTTGCCGAACGCTTCACCGGGAAACGCAAAGCTGCCGCGCCGCCGGCGGAGCCAACCCCGGCACCTGCAGGAGCCGCATCACCCGCCGAGCCGCCGAAGCCAGCGAAGCCATCGGTAAAACCGAAGGCCGCGCCCGCGCCCGCGCCGGTAATTCCGGCGTTGGACAATCTTGAAGATAAAATCGCCGAGGGCATCGCGAAGGGAATCGCCGCGACGCAACCAAAAGCGCCGCCGCCGAAGGATGAATTCACGCCGGAACAGCAGGAGACCATTGAAGTCCTGAAAGCAATGGAGAAGGACTACCCGGACGAAGCGGGCAAAGCCGAGGCGTTTGCCGAGGCAACCCGCAAGGCGAACACCTATCGCGAGCAATGGGAGAAGGAACACCCGGACCAGACGTTTGACCCAGAGGACGATGAACATAACGAGTTCTTCGAGAATAATGCCGTGGACTGGGACGACCATCGGTATAACCGCGTACTGGCGCACATGGAGGCCGAGCGCATCATTGCGAAGCGCGACGACAAGACCAGCAGGAAGCTGGCGGAGATCGAGCAGCGCGAGCGCTTGCGCGAGAGTGCGCCGATCATCGAAGCGAAACAGGCGCAATCCGCAAAGGCATTTTTCAAGGAGCTCGGCGACGAGTACAAGGAAGTGCTGGACGAACGCGGCGCCATCAATCACGCCGAGGTCAAACGGCTCTACGAGTCCGACCCGGTGAAAGGCATCGCGTTTCAGGCGGCTCAAAGCGTGGAGGTTTTTACCGGCGAGCTCCATCGGCTTGTTGACAAGCTGGTGGACTTTCAACAGGGAAACCCGCTGCACGAAGCGATCTGGAATTTTGTGCGCGAGGAAGAAAACCTCATGCGCTCGCTGCCGTCGGAACAGACGGTCTTTCAGGGTCGTCAATTTGTCACGGCGGATGAGTATGAGAAACTGCCGCCTGAAAAGCGGTCGCGCTACTGGCATTACACGGTGAACGATCTCGCGCGAATTCGCGCCGAACGCGAGGCCGAAAACGTCCGGCTTGCCATCGCCGCCGAGGAAGAACGGCTTGCAAATATCGCAAAAGCGCGCGGCTGGACGGGCGTTGTTCCGAAAAGTTCCGCATCAGCACCGACCGTTCAGGCAGCGCCGCCGTCGTCTCCGCCAGCGCCAAAGCCGAATTCTCCCGCCGTCACAATGGCTCCGCGTTCTGCACCACAGGGGGCTGGGGGTGCGGCAGGTGCGAATTCTGGAACTTCCTCTTTTCTGACTCGATTCCGTGGTTGACGCTTTGTTCACGACGCGGGCGCGTTGCCTGCGGTGAACAGAAAGTCAACTTATGGCAATCGAAACAGCAGACATCTTCAAACACTGCGCTCCGGCCATCCGGAGCAACATTGAAACGTGTGGCACGGTGACTTTGTGCGGCAGCACGAAGCCCGCAACCGTGGACGAATTGGACACCATCTACAAGGCCGACGGGGATTACCGCATCCTCGAAGCCATGTTTATGACGCAGATGGAGACCAAAATGTGCGGCGCGGTCCAGAACTCGTGGGAAGACTTCTTCCTCGCCAATATGAAGGTGAAGCGGAAGAACATCCAGATCGAGTCACAGACCCGGTCCCTCATCAAGATTCGCCCGTTTCTGCTCGCGAAGCAACGCACCCCGATCAACAACGTTTATTGGCGCGTCAATACCGGCGTGGCCGATGGCGACAACTACGCCGTCAACGTGGAAAGCAAGTCTGGCATTCCCGCTGACGTGCGCAGTTTCACCGCCGGAGAACGCGTTTACATCGAGACGGCCACAGGTGGCGGAGGCAAAAGCTTCTGGCAGGGTGTGGTTGTCAGTTCGACGCTCAACGGCGATACGGTTGACCTCGTGCTCGAACCGCAGAACGACGGCACGGCGTTTGATACCGTCGAGCCCCCGCTGACGGCGGTTCTGCCCGGCATCCTACGGCGCGGGTCGGCCAACGTTGGCAAGTCCGAGAAGTATTGCGACAACGAGCCCGGGTACATTGACACCCGGCTGCATGAGTTCTGGCTTGAGCACACGAAGTTCACGCTCTGCTCATCCGACGAGTACAACGAGTTCCGAACGTTTGTGCTCCAGAATAACCCCATGTATCGCGAGCTGTACGATCTGCCGGAAGTGGAGGAAAACCGGCAGCGTACGCAGGCGTTCTGGTCGAAGTGGTTCAACAACCTCATGTTTGGCCGGCCCATCAGCTCGAAGCAGAACCTCAATGAGTACAACGAGCTTCCCGAAATCGAGAACTTCGCCAGTGCGACCGGGCTCGGATTCGGCGGCGGACGTTGCTCAGGTCGGAAAGCCAACACGATTGGCTGGCTGGAGCAGTTGCGCCGGTGCGGTCGCATTTACGACGCGCAGGGCGCCCAGCTTGACCTCTGGAGTTTGATGGACGCGATCTATCTGATGATGCGCGTGCGCATGGGAGTGGGCTCCGCAGCGGCAACGTCGTTCGACCTGTTCACCGATTCGACGACCGCCGAGGTCATTGACCGCGCCTTCATCCTGTTGTTCAAGGACGTTTCGGCTGACACGCTGGCCTTGAATCAGGACATCACGCGGGGCCGCAACGAAGCGTTCGGCTTCCAGTTCAGTTCGTACCGGCTGCGCGGGAAATGCAGCGGGATTACGTTGAACGTGATTACGCATTTCGGCCTCGACGACTATCTGGCCGAATGGACAGACGCCGGAAACTCAGATCAGGGCCGGGCCATCTGGCTGCTCGATATGACGACCTTCTATCCCGCCGTGATCGAAACATCGCGGAAGAGTCTCACAACCGGTCGCTTGCAGGACCTCGCGGCGGTTGACGCGGATTACACGTGCGTTGAGGAAACGGTCACAAAGACGGTCACTCAGGTTGGCGTCACCTACGCCGCCGTGGTGGAGTGTCCGGCCTCAAGCCTGTTGATCTACAACTTTTCGAGCGACGTGCCCGAGCACGAAATCAGCGACGACCGACCGGTTTACACGCCAACCGCCGAGGAAGAGTACTACTACTAGACCGGGCGGGGCGCTGGCGATTGATTGTTGGTGAAAAGGTGAACTGGGTTAGTGGTGAGGGGCGGCGCAAGAAAAACTTGCGTCGCCCTTTTTGTTAGCGTAAAGAACGTGTGAAGATGAAAACCGACTGACAACTTCTGGCCTCTCACCAAAGGCAACTTATGGCACGATTCTTCAAGAAGGAACTGGTTAGCAACCCCATCCGTTTCAACGGCGAAAAGGTCAAGTGGGAGCTCGTCGGCGGCAATACCGGCATCCGCCAGTTGGACGAGGAACATGACAAGGCTTTGATCGCCGAACTGGACCGGCTCGCCGACGCCCGGAAGATGGGTGTAGTCCGCATTAACGCCGACATCGCCGCCGAGCTTAAAAAAAAAGCGCGCGAGATGAAATCGCCGCCGCCGCTCGCCGATCTGCAAAGAGTCCGAATCGCCAATCGCGATCTATTTCCAACCAAACCAAAATCCGTCGCCCCGCTGTTGGCTGCAAAGGCTGCGGGCACTAATTCACCGGCAGTTCAACCGCCGCCACCACCGGCTGAGAACCCCACCGCGCAACCTGAGCCACCCCGACCGGTACGTAGAGCGAACCGTTCCGCCGTGACCCGGGGGCCTGCGCCTCTACTCAGCGTCACGTTGTCGGACGGTAAAACTGCCAAATGAACTTTGCCGAACTAAGGACCAAAGTCCTGTCCCAGTTGTTCCCGGAAGGAGCACCTGAAAACCTGATGGATTCGTATTCCGGCACGGAGACCGTGCCCGGGGTGTTCACCGGGTTTATGACCGAGGCCCTGTACGACTTGCAGCGCTACGTTCCGTGCTACCAGTTCAACAACACGGACGTTTATCCCCAATGTTCGACGTACTTCAACTGCGGCATGACCGTCCTACCGGCGCCGCGCGGCCATATCCTTGACGTTTACGTGCTGGGCGCCGAGGAAGCGGAATCGGAGGACCCGACGCAGGTTACTCAGAAGATGATCTCGCCAGCCATCGAGTTTGAGGAAAAGCAGGATGGGAGCACGTTGGGCACAACCGTCGTCAAGGCATACACGATCTATCCCGCGCCCGGCACACAAATCATAGTTTGGGGAGGCGGGAGGGGAGTGGGGACCGCCTCTACCGGCATCGCCACCGTTCGGGCAACGCCCACGGACGGCAGTGCGGCGACCGTGGAGCAGGAATTCGAGTGGACGGACAGCTATCTCAATACGGGCAACGTTGCGATCATTGATTCAGCGGTCGCGGAGTCCTACAAGATCGAGTTTGAAATCACGATCACCAGTTACAGCGGAAACCAGTCGCAATGGGTCCACAACGACGAGTGGACCGAAATGACGCTCATCTATTACAAGACGGCCGCGACGCCCGTGCCCGAAGCCGATTGGTGCACGAAGGTCCACTATCAGCAGGTTGATTATTGCTATCTCAAGAAGTACGCCCGGCTCTGTGAACAGAACACCACGAGTGATACGATTGCTGTCGCTGACGCGTTCCTCGCCTCCATCTTCGGTTCGTGGCGGGTGAAACACGCCTATCCACCCCCGACCGACGCGGGATTCGAGGCGTTACCGAAACTGCCGCAGGGCTACCATTATCCGCAGGAGTCAACCGATGCAACGGGGCGCGCTCCGTCCGGCGTGTGGGCGCTTTACCGGGGCAAGATTTACATCGCACCGTGGATTCAATCGGACGAAACGGTTGTGATCGAGTGGAACGGCATCAAACGGAAGTTCAATGATGCGGACTTGATCGAGGACGACCCGAAGTTCACGCAGGCAGTTCGCTTTCACGTTGGAATGCAGCACGCATTCGCCTTCGACAACGACCCCAACCGGTATCAGACGTTCAAGGACCAATTCTACGGCAATCCGGCACTGCGCATTCCGGGCTCGTTGCCCGAACTGATGCACGAATGCCACGAGGAAACCCGGCTGCGAAGGTGTTCCGAGGCCGGGATTGGCAGCACGGCGGCTTCTGCCCGGGGCGGCATCGGCGGCGCGGAGACTGTCACGAACCTTTTCTATAACGACCGTCAGGAATACACCGCAACGTGCCCGCCCGGAATGACGGGGACGGCGGTTACAGCGGTCGTCAACGCCGGGGAGGTCAGCAGCGCCCTGTCCGTTGCGGACGCCAACGCCCGCGCTAAGTCGCTCGCAGTGCAGCGAGCCAGCGATCAGTTGGATTGCTCGGAAGAAGTCATCAAGTACTACAACGTGCCGCAAAGTTACACGGCTTATTGTCCCGGGGCGGTTGGCGACACCCCCGCTGCCGAGGGCGAACCTAACACGGTTATCATCGAGGCGGGGAAGTATTGGTCAACCGACTCTCAGAAGGCAGCGGACGACGCGGCTCTCGCCGCAGCTACGGCGCAGGCTGTCGCAGGTCTTAAATGCACCTTCTGGAACGCACCGCAGACCTATACGGCAAGATGCACTCCACCGTCAACACTTACGGACAAAACGGTGACGATTGGTGCGAAGAATTATAGCGGCAGCACACAGACGGAAGCGGATAAAAAGGCGAAGGACGCGGCGAAACTCGCGGCAGAGTCGCAGCGTGTATGTAGCACAGTAGTATGGAACACTCAGCAAATGGCTTATAGCTTTCAGCATTGCCCTACTTGTCAGGGTCCGCTTAGTCTCGGCACGGGCTTGATAAGAGTAACAGCTTACGCCCATGCTGGAGGTTGGTCGGACGTTGACGAATTCCTTGCAAACCAGCAGGCGTATCAGGCAGCGGCGGCGGCGGCTGCGGCGGAAGCAGCACGCCTCTGCAATTTCAGGGCCTGTTCGCCAAACAAGACTACGTTCGTAACTATCACAATCTAACTCGTCATGCAATTTGACCGATTAAGAACCGAGCCTTGCATTGTGCAAGAGCCACCGCCGCCGGACCCGCGTTGTGATAACGCGGATTTTGCGCTCGCCAATCCCGACATTTGCGGAAACACGGCGGTTCTTATCCTCAAACCTGCCGTAGCGATTCTGTGCCTGTACGAGAGCGTTCAATTCCGGGTGTTCAATTACTATCGTGGGATTGAAACCGAACTGACGGATGCGACATTCACCAGTTCTAACCCTACTGTCCTTGCGGTTGGCGTGAACTCCGGGCTCGGAACAGCGGTAGCGGGCGGAACGGTCACAGTGACGGTCACGCATTCAGGACTCACGGCGACGGCGACCATTCAGACGATTGGTAGCACGGATTGCTGTGATGAAATCACCGTGGCGACGGGCATTGTAATTGACACGTCCAGTTCTTCCGCACAGGCATTCGGTGGCGCCTATAATACCCGTCTCGATTTTGCGAAGTACATCGCCGAACAGTACACCTCTGAAATCGCCGAAGCGGGCGGCGCTCCAAAGGATGCAATCAAGGTCTGGACGCTGGACACTAACCTTGAATCTTTGATTGACGATTTTAGTTTTCACACCGGGCTTTTGGCCGTTGCGATTGGAAACGCAAATCAATCCGCAAACAAAACCGACCTCCTGCTCGCGTTCACTACCGCGACAGACGAGTTGATGGAGGTGCCTTTAATCGCAGAGGGCGACATCGCACTTTCGCCAGATCGCCGCGTGTTAATTGTAATTTCCGACGGGGAACATTCGATCAATCAGGACCGGCAGGCCATCTTTGACGCGGCCACCGCGTTCAAACAGGCTGGCGGGATTGTAATTGGCATCGGGTTGCGGGCAAGCGGACTGGGCTACGAACTCATGCAGCGGGTCTGCACCCCGGGCTATTTCCTCAACGCCCTGCCGAGTAATGTTGAGGACATCGTTGAAAGCCTTAATTATCTCAAGAGTCTGTTTTGCGGTGCGACTTGCATCCCGGTTGGCGACGAATACGTGCACACTCCGGAGGCGAACTATTCATCATTCAATGAATTTGAGGTAACAGCAGGCATCGTAAATCTACTCGGCCCCGGCTACCTCGATTTGCTGCCCGACAACGGCCTTTACGTGGAGATGAACGGCGGCACGCCGGCCACGATTCGCACGATTGATTCATTCCCACTCACGGGCGGAAATACCTATCTGATAAGTTTCAAAGCGGCTGGAAACCAACGCGAGTCCATCTCCGGCCAGACCTTGAAGGTTTATCTGCGCGAAGCCGGCGCCAACGATACCGACGCCAACATTTTTGAAGGCGTGGCGGCGCCTGCGTGGAATCAGGGTTTTCAAACATTCAACTTTGCCTTTGTCGCTCCCTATGACGTGACGGTGAAACTGTACTTCAAGCAGCTTTACGCCGCCGACACAGCGCCGGTCATTGGAAACCTACTTGACGAAATAAAAATTCAGGACGTAAGCACGCTGAATATCATCTTTGCGGATGATTTCGACGAGGAAAACCCGGTGTACGTCAACCCGGATTGTGGCCCGAGCGCAGCGCGGCAGGCGATTGCTGACCCCGACGAACCCACAGTTGAACTGCTCCGGGACACCGGCACCGCACTCGCCACCGACGAGGTGTACCAGTATGCGATCTCGTTCGTGACGCATGAGGGTGAAACCGCTGCCAGCGTTCAAACCATCAATTTCCCAATAGTCACAACGGACAACGGGGTCGTCATTGTGCGCATTCCGTCCGTGCCGACAGCCGACGCCGACCGCGTGACTCGCATCCGACTCTGGCGCAATCTGGGTGACGACGCCTCGATGGGAGCACCGACCGGCGACCTCTATTTGCTCACCGAACTCGACATCGTGCAGACCGCTTATCTCGACGAAGAGCGGCGAGCCGATTTTCTCGCACGGTACGACAACTCAGTTCTTGCGCCGACCGTCAATACGACTGCGGTCGCCGAGGGAGCGCTGGGCTTTGGTTACGCGGATTGCTGCGATTACTACGGTTACACGTATGGCGGCTACGGCGATGGAAATGGAGGCACTGGCACTCCTACCGGACCAACAGTTATCCCGACAGCCGGTACGACGCCAACTCCGACACCCAGTCCGACAGGGCCGACAGCACCGCCGACAACGCCACCGCCAACCCCACCGCCGACAGCACCGCCGACAACGCCACCGCCAACCCCACCGCCACCGGACACCACGGCGCCGCCAACGACGCCGCCGCCGACGCCGCCGCCACCGACGGAGCCACCGCCGACGCCAACACCAACTTTGCCGCCGGGGTGTGACTGCTGCACGTGCGGTTTTGTTGACCCGGAGCAAGAGATGGACAACTGTAACGGTTCAACTTTGCTAGTTGGGGAATGTCAGGCTCTATGCAGAGAATTATTCAACAATGGTACCGTAGTTGTGCCAGCATGGGCTACTGATTGCATGGTATGTTTAGGCGAGGACCTTGATGGCTGTTGGCAGGACCCAGATTGTGGCGATTTCACCTACTGTATATTCCTTTACACATGGGACAGTGGGGTCGGCTGCGATCAACAAATAACCATAGAACTAAGCTGCACGTGAAGAAGTTCAGGCGCATATTCGTCGAGAAGCAGTTGGAGGCCCTTCCTGATTGTACATTCTTGAAGTCCGGGACGTGCGAACAGTTAAGGCTACCGGCGACAATCCCGATTTGCTCTCTCTGCAATGTATGCGGGCCGTTCTGCGGTAGGAGCATCCCGCCTGACGATCTTGTAATCTTCAAACGATTGGCAACGCGACCGAAAAGACCAATTCATCGTAACTCTAATCTTCGCCGAGAAGCCTCAGTGTGGACGGCGGTAAAGACCACATGGAAGAACGCGGATAGTTTTTTAACGGCTGTACAGAGTCGCGGCTACGCCGCTGCCGCAGCAGATTATATCGGGTTAAACAAAACCTCTGGAAAGCGGGTTGACGATTTGACGTTCGCTCTCCGTCGCCGGTCCTGTTTCGGCGACGGTCTGACGCCCGGCTGCGAAATGATGATACAGACTCAAAATGGAAGATTTTGCAGCGCGTGCGCGTGCAAAGAAAACAAGCTTGCTCGGCTCGACGAGGCAGTTGAGGGGGGCTACACCAAATTGCATTATCCGGAGTTGCAGTGTCCGCTTGCCCGCGAGGGATTTTCTAACCACAAACGATCCGAATTATCGGTAGTCATACCGACATTGAACGAGGACGGAGAACTTTGGGCAACCGTTGAATCGGTGCGCAAGACCGCCCCGCACGACGTTGAAATCATCGTGATTGACGACGGTTCGACGACACCAGTAAAGCTGCCGGACCCGTCCGTCCGAGTAATTCGCAATTCCATTCGCGCCGGGTGCAGCGGCTCGCGTCATATTGGACTGATGCGAAGCACGCGGAAGTACACTCTTTTCCTTGATGCGCACATGAGATGCGTTCCCGGCTGGTACGAAAAGGCCATCGAGCGCCTTGAAAAGTCTCCACACACCATCTGGTGCGGCCTGTGTTGGATGCTGGACGAAAAAAATACCGACTTAAAAAAGGCCACTGCGGCTTGCCACGGTGGTAAACTGGCCCTGATAGATAGTCCAGACCCGTTCACAACCAGTTGGGCTGATAACAAAACCGACGCCGACGACTATGAACTTTCGTGCTTGCTGGGCGCCTGCTACTTTGCACCCCGTCAATGGCTTCTCCATCTTCGCGGATTTCACAACATGACGTACTGGGGCAGCGACGAGCAGGCGCTTTCAATCAAATCATGGCTGGCGGGTGGAGATGTGCGGCTCGCAAAAAGCGTCCAGTTCGGACACCGATTTAGGAAGTCGTTTCCCTATCCAATGACGTATGAGGACGTTTATTATGACCGGTTGCGTGCGTTAAAAACTTTGACCGATGAAAAGACCTACGAACTTGTTTCCGCCCGATTTCCGAATAACCCAGCACTGACGGTCGCCTTGAAACGCCTTGAACTTCACAAATCGGTAATTGAACGCGAGCGGGACTATTATAGAAAGATTTTTGTCCGGAGCTTTGATTGGCTCTGTGATAAGTTCAATATCAAGCAGCCGATGCCTGTATGAGTACGATTTGGACAGTCACAAACCGATGCCGACCCTGCGTGTCTGTTCCGCCGGGAGCGCAGAACTCCGACCCGACTCCGTTGCCGGATTACGAGAACTCAAGCAACCCGCCACCGTTTTTCGCCAGCACGAAAAAGAAGTGCGCCTATTGTCCAACTGGATTTGTAAGGCCCGGTCCAGAAACCGACGTGGAGATTGCGCAAGTCAACTGGAGCATTGATTACGTCGTCAGTTCCCTCTGGGTCAATATCGCTCCGGGTCCAGCGGCGTACAATTTTTACCGTTTTGAGGGCACACTCGACGGCGTGACATGGTTCGTAATCTATGACAACTGGTACACTCCGACGGTAGATGACATCACGCTAGATTTCGACCCGCCAGTCTCATTCATTGACGTTCGGGTTTGGGGTTACACCCCAACCGTTCCGCACGTATGGGAACTGATCTCGTTCGTCGAAATGAAAATCACGTCGCTCTTTACCGAGGCGACGCAGCAGTTTGTTTGTGCGGAGCGAAGCGCGACAAGCACCAAAAGTCAGATTGAAGCGGATACCGAAGCGGAAAAGCTCGCCCTTGAGGCGGCGCAGGCGCAACTAACCTGTGTCGTAAAATACACTACGACGATGGAGTACACCGCGAAGTGTCCGGCGGAAACATTCGGGGCTGACGTAAAGGCCAGCGCAACCGGAGCGAGCTATGTCAGTATGTATTTCGCCGAGAAAATTGCTCTGGAGAAGGCAAAGGCCACGGCGACCGGCCAGTTAGCCTGCGTAAGCTCGAATAATACGCAACAAATTACGATCAACGACAGCGCGTCTCCACCCACGAAAGCGACACCCTATCCGAGCGTCAAGTACGTTTCCGGTGTTTCTGGAACGATAGCAAAAGTTGTAGTTAATCTCTATAAATTTTATCATACGCGATACTCGGAAGTTCACATTCTTTTGGTCTCGCCAGAAGGCACGTGCGTTTACCTGATGGGCGGCTGTTTGAGCCAATACAATCCCGATGGAATTGAGCGCAATTTTACGATCAGGGATGGCAACGACATAGGTTACATGCCAGCCACCGGCAGGCCCGTTGGGGTGAATCACACGTATCGCCCAACGCGTTACAGCCAGATCGTGTTTCCATCTCCGGCACCACCGAAACCACCGGCGCTTTACAAAACAACGATGGCCGACTTGAACGGTGAGGACCCGAATGGACACTGGCAGCTTTACGTCATGGACAACACAACCCTTGAAGCGGGTTACATTAAGGGCGGTTGGGATATAACGATCACCACTGCAATTTAGAATTATGGCGAAAAAATACTGGGTACAAGAGGCGTTCGCGAAGCACAAAGGCGCGCTGCATAAGGCGCTCGGCGTTCCGGCAGGCAAGAATATTCCCGTGAGCCGGCTGCGCAAGGCGGCGAGCGGCAAGGGTGGAAGCGCGAAGGCTCGGAAGCTCCGAAAGCGGGCGCAGCTTGCGCTGACGGCGCGGAAGTTCAAACATTAAGCGATGGCAAGCGCCACGACATTCAAATCGGCAACGCTCCGACCGTTGACGGGGCCGCTGGACGTGGGGAGCTCGATTGACGAACTCGCAGCGGGCGCGTTCCGCTGGAAACAGAACCTTGAGATTGACGGCAACGGCAAGTTGTCGCGGTCGCGCGGCTTCGCGCAACCGTTCTCCGTCGAAGGCTGCGACTACACCACCAACCACGATTTTCACGATCAGGGGTTAGGCGTGAGCACCGAGACCCGCGAGCCGGTGACGCTGCTCTTTTCCTCAGTGGACAACGGGGGAGTGCGCCGCTTATTTCTGGGCACCAAAACGCGATTAGGCGTGCTGGACGAGACGACCGGCGTCTGGAATATGTTCGCCACAATCACGAACAACTTCGGCAACGACGGGA